GCGAACGACATACCTTGGCACGGTTTAGGTGTTGAAGTAGAGTCTAACCTCACACCATTGCAAATGCTGGAAGCGGCAGATTTAAACTGGACAGTTAGTAAACGTCCAAGTTACACTATCGCTACTCCAGACTGGACCGAAGATGTAGAGTTGATTCAAGCTGAAGATACTTACCACATCGTTCGTGACAGTGACAATACAATACTTTCACATTGTGGAAAGAACTATGTTCCTTTTCAAAACGAGAGAGTATTTGAGTTTTTTAAACGCTTTACAGAAGCTGGTCAGATGACCATGGAAACTGCAGGTAGTTTAAGAAACGGCAAAGAAATTTGGGGTTTAGCTAAAATCTCAGATGACTTTGAACTTGTAGGTGGTGATGAAATTAAGGGTTATCTCTTAATTAATCAACCACATGTTGCAGGTAAATCTATGACGATAAAACTAACGCCTATAAGAGTAGTTTGTAATAACACACTTACATTGGCTCTAGAACAAGGGGGTAATCAGTTTAGAGTGCCTCATGTTAGAGATTTCAATGACAAAGTTGTTCAAACTGCAGAAGAGGCTCTAGGTTTATCTGAAAGTAAAATGCAAGAGTTTAAGCAATACGCTACAACTCTATCCAAGGCGAAAGCTAAACACTCTGACGTAATCGATTATGTTGCAGAAATATATCAACCAGATATGCTTATGCAATATAAACTTGAAGAAAAAATGCGTAAAGAAGGTAAAGCAATCGGTGTACAAGAACCACTAGCAGAGAAACTTAATAAGTTTCCTTCATTAGCTATGGAAGGGTATTACAACTCTCCAGGTGCAAGCCTTAAATCAGCTAAAGATACTTGGTGGGGTGCATTTAATGCAGTAACTTATGTTGAAGACCACCTAAGGACTTCGCAAGTAAAAGGTAATGCTTTACATAGTGCTTGGTTTGGTGCAGGAGCTAATAGAAAAGCTAAAGCACTAGATATGGCTCTATCGAGGGCTGCATAATGGATGAATACAGAGTACCCGCACTTCTGCTAGGCAGAATATGGGAAGCTGTGTTTACTAAGGCACACGAAAATGAGTTAGCACAAGAACTCGCTGACCTCATGATTGCACAAGGCTGCCAACAACTGGAGGGGGTGACAGACCCTGCAGTTATTTTTTGGTTTTGGAAAAAGTATCTAGAAGATAATGAACTTATTAAATTAGAGGATATACACTAATGGAAAATTTTAATATAGAAAAGAATATACCTATCCCTGAAGATATCAGGGGTAGTTCTAGTCAACGACCATGGCATAAAATGGAAGTTGGTGATTCGGTATTTATACCGTTGAAAGAAGACGATAATGCACAACGTGCAAAAAACAGATTACAACAATCTACTCGGACTTTTTGTAAAAAACATCAGCCCGATTGGAAGTTTGTATTGCGTTATAGACTAGAAGAAGAAACTAATAGGGCACATAACACAAGTGTTGAGGTTTCTGGAATAAGAGTCTGGCGTATCGCTTAATGATATTGTTGCTTTACATTCGTGAAGCTCATAACTATTATTAAGGTTGGCTCTGCTATAAAGCAGGAAATATTAACATTAGAAAGGAGAAAGATATGCGAACAGCAACTACAACTTCTAAATCTAAAAGTATGCCGCCAAAGGTTGTTGCAGACAAGCCTATAAGTAAAGCACAAGTAACAAAAGTGCCAAAGCCTGTCGCAAAAACTAGAGGTGCAGCGAGAAAAAACTACAAGTTCAGTGGCACTATGCCTGAGCAAACTGGTTTTACACCGCAGATGTATGCTCTATTACAGACTATTAATGAGGCTAAAAAGACTGAGCTAGATAAAACTGGTTTTACTGCTCAAGATTTAGTAGCATTAGCTGTAAAGAAAGGATTCTTGTCTACTTGTCAAGACCCTTTAAGAATTTTCAGATTCTACAAAGATAGATTAGTAAGTGAAGGCTTCTTATCTGAAGTATAATTTGGAAAAAGTAGGTGTTTGAGTCAACTGCCCTACTATAAAAGAGTTAGTTGTAGGTCGATTACCACCGAAGTAAATTAGGTAATCAGTAGTGATAGATTGGTTTTCATTAATCTTACAGTCTATCACTACATTTTATTTATGGGAGTTAATTATGGTAATTACAATAAAGAAAAATGACGGCAGTGTAGTAGAAACTAATGCTATAGCACTCGCTCGTAAACTCAACAATATAGTTGTTGATAAAATGGCTGACGGAGTTCTAGGAAAACCAGATATTCGATGGGACCAAGCTGATTTTATTAATTGTATGATTGATACAATCGACACTATGTTTACAGAAAAAGATTTCAAATAACCTTGCTTTACTTTGCTGTTAATGGTAAGTAAAGTAGTTATATAACTAATAAAGAAAGGAGAAAGTTATGAAAGCGATATTGATTGACCCTTTTGACCAATGTGTGTCAGAGGTAGATTACAACGGTGATTATAAAGAAATTTATAAATTAACAAATTGTCGTTCGTTTGATTGTGTAAGGTTAGACGATACTAACGATATGTATGTAGATGATGAGGGTTTACTTAGAAATCCTAATCGATATTTTAAATATGGTGAACATACTATCGCAGGTTGTGGTTTGATACTTTCACATAATGATGAAGGCGAAAGCGTAGGCACTGAACTTAGTAGTGATGATGTTTATAAAAAAGTAGAATTTTTACCAGAAGGTCATACTGAAGAGCCTTATATGGAATTTTTTTCAATTAGGAGTTAATTATGCCAAATCATTGTAGTAATCGTGTAGAAATACATTGTAAAACAGTAGAACAAGCTAAAGAAATAAAAGATTTTTTACATTCTGAAGAAACTTGTTTTGACTTAAACAACATAGTGCCAAAACCTAATTGGCAAAAAACACCTCTAACAGGTAACGAAACTGACTTTACAGGAGCGAAACAGAAACTTGGCAAAGTTGGTGAACTACCTGTAAAAGATGAAGCATTCCCAGAAGCAATCGGTACATATTGGAAGTTTGCTAGCACTGGTAAACAAGACGATAGGTGGTATAACTGGCAAATTATTAATTGGGGAACTAAATGGAATACGTATAGTGATGAATTATCTTATATGGATGACGATACTTGTTTATATTACCATTTTGATACTGCTTGGTCGCCACCAGAACCAGTAATTGAAGCTTTGCGTAAAATATATACTGAAGATATGGGGGTATCTATTACAGCATGGTTTGATGAACCAGGAATGGAAATCGGGGGGTATTATTAGTGCTTTACTTTGGCGTTTATGGTAAGTAAACTATTAGTAAGTTTTAGCTGTAGGATTTTATTATTTTTGACTGCAGCTACACGAGGGTGTGAATGGTAAACAACAGTGCACAAAAGCCTAAGAAAATCCACTTAGCCACACCCTCAATTTTAGAAAGGAGAATATATGGATTTACAAAAGATATTAGACGAAACATTACGGCATATCAGTAGGTTAACATACTATTTAGATATGTCAGATGAAGATAGATTACGAGCATATAAGTTCGTATCTTCAGCTATATGGGATTACCACAGGATATACGAGCCTTATACTAAAATCAAAGTTGCTGATGTGAGTCACTTTTTTGATATATGGTTTGATGTTTATTATGGTAATGAAGAAAAATGTTTATGTGGTTTACCTTTATCGTTAAATGGTAAAAACTGCTACGAACACATGACTAAAGGGTATTAATATGTTAGTTCAAAGTAAAGATGTAAATACAATTAAAAAGATAATTAATTTTTATTGTGATATAAGTGATGATGAAAACGCTAAAGATAGAGTCCAACATGCTTGGACAAATATTATCCAAGCCTTACATCATGCTCATACGCAAAATACTATTATGATGTTAGCGAACATCGATACTAGATTAGATAGGCAAAAAGATGAAAGCTAATTTATTAAAACTAAAAAATGATAAAGTGAAGATTCAAGTACAAGCATCGATAATAGATGTTTTAGTTACAGAGCCAAGTTTACCTTATTGGAAAGCTAAAGTAGTATTAAATAGAGTGGCTAGAGATTTTAATGAGGAGATATTATATGAAGGATTACAAAAAGAAATCGAAAGATTCATTGAAAACTTCGATAAATCAGATTCCAAAACATTTGAGACATCTGAGTAAATGGAGGATTAACGCACTTAAATATATATTTAGAGGAAAGTTATGAGAGAAAGTAGAATAATACAAATAGAACAGTGGGCTGAAGAACGTGGTCTGCTTATAGACTCATCAGAGTATAAAGGTTATGCTTATAAGTATCACGATATACAAGCACAAACGATGAAACTTATGGAAGAAGTAGGTGAAACTGTCAAAGCTATAGCCTATAAAGATTCACAAGGAGTTATGGACGGTATTGGTGATTGTGTAGTGGTGTTGATTGTATTAGCAGCACAACATAATATGACGTTAGAAGAATGTTTAGAACACGTGTGGGATGAAATAAAAGACCGCACAGGAAAATTGGAGGACGGATTATTTAAGAAAGATTGATTATGGTAAAGTCGAAACTAGATAGACAATATATAATGGGACAGTTAGGTTTCCCGTCACTGTAAGGAGTATATTGTTGGGTTTGAAAACTTTATTGATACTGCGATTGTGAGGAGTAAAAGGTAATTGTTACAGCGATTACACTCGGGCTATAAAGTGGTTCAATATTAACAAATGCGACGGGTTGAAGAAACCCCGAGTCGATGGAGGGATTTAATTAGTTCTGACTTTACCTCCTGAACATTATATGCTACCTACAAAGCAGTGGGATAAGCTCCACAAATAAGGGTAGGCTAAGATACAAGTTAAAATACGATGCGTGGCGAGACTTGATAGCATATAAGATAGGTGGTCTGGAATGGTAGTATACGACAAGCAGTCCCTGAGTAGCCAACTGCACGACCACCGACTAGGAGAGTGGGTCTCCAAAGGGGTTTATTATTTTGCCCTGTTCATAACTCGCTCTCCGCCTTGCTTTACAATGCTTTTGCTGGTAACTAAACTATATATAGTAATAAATTAGAAAGGAGAAATTATGGAAAACGAAACAAAATTGAAAACTATTAACGTCGATGTAAGTTTTATTGGTGAACCAAGATACGAAGATATTGATTATACAGAGTTTTACAGACGATGGAAATCTGTAAGAAATAATATCTTATCCTTACATACAATCAAAACTAGCGATAAAGTTGACCAATGCGTAGCTTTATTTGATGAGTTAGTTGAAGCAAGTTTTAATAGAACTTGGGAACTACAACAAAAAGATAAGGAGTAATTATGGGATTAGATTGTTATATAGTGCATGTATGGTGGTAGTGGTTTACTTTGGCTAGTTTGCCTAATATACTATATATAGTTTAAATAAAGAAAGGAGAAAGATTATGATATGTTCTTATTGTAGAGACCCACAGTGTAGAGTCCCCGAGCCACGTGCTCGATTAGGTTATACTACCTGTATTGATTGTGGCGAGAAAGTTGCTTCCGACCTTGCGGAGCGACGTAAAAAACAGATTGCACCTGCTTATAATAAAGGTGCTTATCAGTATATTACATTAGACGATACTAAAACTATTGGGAGGTAGTTATGAGTGATGATTTAAAATCGAATATTAGAATCTGTAAAGATGTCTATGACACCAAACTGGGTAAAGGAAACTGGGCGTTGACTAATTATGGTGGGGGGACTAAAGTTGTTGTAAGAAACGAAGAAGGTTACCACTACGGATTTTGTCAACTTAAACAAACTATGGTTGATGATATTAACAAACATTTCAATAACGATGAAGAAACTTTATTAAGACATAGCTTTGGAGGTAAAGATGGAAAGTGAATATAAATCTTATTTTGACTTGTTAGATACTATGCAAGAATCAGGACAGATGAATATGTATGGTGCAGCACAAATGTTACGTGAATTAGATGATGATTTAAATAAAAAACAAGCTACGGATATTGCTGTAGCTTGGATGAAGCATAAGGTAGTAAGCGATGACTAGGTCAAAACAAGAAACCTTGGCAAATTTGAGGGCTAATAATATAGAGCCTGATAAAGATTTCTTAGACGATTTTGTAAAGTTTAGCGACCGAACACAAGATGACCTTATTAAGACTTTTTTGAAGTTTCCACATATAGAAAGTAGATATAGGTTTATAGATAGGAGTAAATTATGAGTGAAGATTGTAAAGGTAGAAGAATTAGTATTGGACCATGTGATATAAGGAATAGTTACAAAATAACTGCAGACGGAGTATTACAAAGTATACTCGAATGTGAGATTTGCGGTAGAAGAGAAGTAGAATTATTTACCGATAAATATCCAGAAACCCATAAATATTATAATGTGAAGAAGCCCAATGCCAGATAGAGATGAATTAGTTATAGCTATGCTTTGTTGGTTTTTAATCGGATTATGGATTTATATCTATTATTAAACTGCTGTTTTATTTTGTCTAAAATGGTAGTTATACTTATATAGTAAAAAAAAAATAATTAATTCATAGAAAGGAGAAAGATATGACAGAAATAACTAAAAAAGATATGATACATGAAGATGTATTCATGCAAAAGAACGACCCTGAGAAACTTAGGGTTGAGGGTATAATCCAAAGTCTTACGAGTCATTTGACTGACGATGATAAGATTGGTTACCACTTTGGCGAATGTGATGGACACGATGAGGAGCACTTTGAAGCACTCATGGAAGACTTACCAAATGATGCCCAGTGGCACACTATCTACGATAGCTCTAGGTTTCCCGTCTTCGATGGTTATAGTGGTTATAGTATTATCGAAGTGGCTCATGTGCCTAATAATGATTGCTATTACTTAACTTTGGCTATGGGTGGCTCGTTAGGTAGTAGTGCTCTTACTGAGTATTTTAAGATTCCTATACATGGTAATAAGTGGGCTTTTTCGGTATGAGTGCTTAGGTTGTTTTACTATGGTAAAACTCCTAGCTATACTATAAGGGTATTAAAAAAGAAAGGAGAAAATTATGAACGATACACCAGAATTTGAAGGAATAAATAGCCCTAGCGAAACGCTAGACGCTAAGATTTTTAGTAAAGCTTACCCTAAAGAATTAGCCGAAAAGTTGAATGGTGGGATTCCTGTAGTCGCCGATTTCTTTATTGTCGGTAACTCTACTATTATGCGTTTAAATGTTAATGATGGCTATCATGCTGTCTATCATTTCGAAAAATGCCCTGCGGTCTTAACTGCTAATCAATGTGAATCTAAGTTTGATTCTATGGTTAAAGTCGACGCTGAATGGGTCGAAGAAACTGAGAAGCGTAGAGCTTCATAAAGTGTAAGCCCTCGCTTAGTGCGGGGGTTTTTTATGCTCGTATTAATCTGATATTGGATATATCGTATTAGTGTTTTTAAAAATAAAAAAGTTTTTTGTAAAAAATCTTCAAAACTACTAATATTTCTAATATTCTAATAGAATCAGTCTATAACTCTCTTTGTTACTCTATTCTTTGACTTTTCAAATCTAATAGATTTTCTATTAGTTATTAGAAACTATGGTAAGATTACTAGAGGGCACGAGAAAAGTAATTTGAAAATTATCTTTTTCAATATATTTGTAATATCATTTGCTACAGCGAGGTATTACAATGAAAAAGCTAACTTATACTCATTTAGTTCCAACAGAAGATGGAAAAGCATTCGTTGACCAACAGGGTAAGACGTGGCAACCACTTAACTCAAAACAAAAAAGATTTTGTAAAGAGTATATCAAAGGACAAACAGCTACTGAATCGGCTATAAAAGCAGGCTATACCAAAGATAGGAAGGGTGCTAAGACACAGGGCAGTGTATTACTCAATCATAACCCAGTTGTACGAAACTATCTCATTGACTTGGAAATCCAAGCCTCAGAGAAGGAAGCAGTTTCTCTTGAGAACCACCTGTCCACTCTACACGACCTACGAGAAGAAGCCAAGGACCAAGGTCAAATATCCGCTGCTATCACTGCAGAGGTCCATCGAGGCAAGGCAGGAGGACTCTACATCGATAGACGTGAGATACTCACTGCTAAAATCGATATGATGTCCAAAGATGACATACTCACTCGCCTCAAAGAATTGATTGCAAAAAAGACTGATAACATTATCGAAGGCGACTTCACCAAGAACCACTGACCGACGGAGCGATGGA